TTTAGAAAAAATAGACATTAAAAAGGCCCCTTAGGGGCCTGTCGTTTATAATTCAGGCATTTCAACCAGCGCCATATTCATGAGTATGGCCGCAGGGCTGTAGCTCAGCCCCCTACGGCTGCACCAGGTCAAACACCACCCAGCCGCAGACGATCGCACCGCTCAGCGCCACCAGCAGGGGCACGGCACTCAGCAGGCCGGCCACCAGTGCAACGGCGGCGGTGAAGCGGATCAGGTAGGGCATGGGGTCCTGATCCGTTCGGGGATCTGAAGCAGGGTGGTCATCAAGGCCGAGGGATACTACGGGGGGGGTTAGAGGGCGATGCGGCGGAAGGCGCGAACGTTCGCCGCCGTGGTTGAGGTCGTTTTTGCTCTGCTACCTGGAAACCCACTGTTGAAGCCATAGTAATTGCCATTTGTTGCACTAGCTTCGGATGATGCCCAATGGTCAGACGACTGGAATTGCTCCCCGCCGCTAACAAACGCTGTTAGCGCCGTTTGCGCCGGATTGCCTGCTGTGAAATTACTGCCGCGACTTGGCACGGCGTATATGTTAGATCCTGCACCGGTAAAGTTTGAGTTAGTGTTTGGCTTGAGGTTGAAATAAGCTATATTTAGTTCAGCCACTGCTGGTAAGTACCAATCAGTGAATCCACCAATGCTTAAGCCAACACAGAACTGCGCGGCAGGATGATCGGCGATGCCTGCCGTCACTATGGCAGCGGTGTTTGCTGCCCCATTAAATACGCTGTTCGCTCCTGCAGTCGCTGTGTCTGTTGTCTTCCACTGCCTCTGCGTCGTCAACGTATAACCCGTTCCCGTCGCCCCAGTAGCCCTAGGCGCCACGATCAGCGCATGAGTGGGGTTGCCATCAGCAGTGTGGCTGATATAGCCAGCGAAGAAGCCGCCACCGAATGGCTCGCCAATTACGGCGGGAATGTACTGCTTGGCAGTAATAAGCCAACTCATGGTGTTACCTCCGCAGCAGTGTTAGAGGCAGTGGAAAATGGGGTTGGTTTGCTATAGCTCATTACATGGGTCATGGGATAACAGCTCCGAACGTGTTGATTAGGGTGGTGATGCGGGCATCCAGCAGGGCGAGGTTGAGGGATTCGCCGATGGAGTAGAAGGCGAGGCGGGCGTCGGTTGGCTGGCCTGCGGCACTAAACACCAGAGCATTTGCGGCTAATGGCGCTTGAGAGGTGCTGGCATCAGAGATTGTTGCCCCTGAATACCTTCGCGTTGAGTTACTCGACGACGAACGGTTAATGCCTATAAATCCCGTGTCAGGATAAGATCCTAGGGAGAGTATGATTGAAGGGTTTGTATTGACTCGATAGGTATCGCTGCCTCCACTAAAACCTTCAAAAATCCATGATGTACCATTTGCGTTCAACGCAGTGCCTAAGAGGCCCCCCAGCTTGCCTGCGTTGCTTGATTTGAATACTGCCAGATGCTTGCTATCTTGCGGATCAGCGTTGTTATTCCTGCCGCTGTCCAGATACTTCGTACTCCCATTCCCCACCAACCCCGTCTTGCGGTTGTAGTCACCAGCCACGAAATTAAAATTCGTCGGCGCAGGCCCCACCAGCGGCACCAACGCACCGGCCAGTGTGCGGGCGCCGGCAAGGATGCAGGAGGCTTTGATCGCGCTCCAGATGCCATCCGCCTTGCAGCCTTTTACAAACGAATGAACTGCCACCCGAACCTCAATCTCCAAGGGCTGACCATCTGCAATCTCGACCGCTGTGATGTATGCCGCAGCGTCAGGGTCGTCCAGGCCAATATACGTCCGGCGAAGTATTAACTTTCCTGGAGTGTAAATTGGGCTCATGGTATTACGACTGCGAATCTGTTGATTAGGGTGGTGATGCGGGCATCCAGCAGGGCGAGGTTTAGGGATTCGCCTATGCTGTAGAAGGCGAGACGGCTGAAAGTAGGAGAGCCGCTACTAACGACCCCATCAGCGTCGCCTGTTCCAGTATTTCGGGCAAATACATAGTATTTGCCTGAGTTAGCAAAAGCCCCGTACATTGCGCCTGTATTGGTTGAATTGGTGCCGTTCGCTCTTGCCGTTAAGGCAGCGGCAGTATTGCTGGCCCCAACAAAGCCAGTTACCCTGTTGTCAATAGCTACAATTCTGCCCCTAAAAGAAGTGCCCGTGCTGCTATTAACGGCAAGCATTTGATCAAATTGGCCGTCATTGGCCAACCCAAACAGAGCGTTACCGCCAGTAGTGCTTAAATACAGGGAAGCGTGGAAAGAGTCGATCGGGTCGGCACTACGAGCCCTATTGCTGTTAAGCGCCTTAACGGAGCCACCCCCCACCAACCCCGTCTTCCTGTTGTAATCCCCCGCCACAAAACCAATATTTGTCGGCGCAGGCCCCACCAGCGGCACCAGCGCACCGGCCAGCGTGCGGGCGCCGGCCATGATGCAACTCGCCTTGATAGCGCTCCAGATCCCATCAGCCTTGCAGCCCCTAATAAACTCATCAATCGCCACCGCCACGGGGTATTCCAATCCCTGATTATCGGCCTCCTCTACCCTTGTCAAATACGACTGAACATCAGGATCAGCAAATGTTGTTATGTAGCCTGGGCGCCATATCAACGTCATCCGTCGCCACCTCCATCCGTCTGCACCCAGGCCAGAGACTCGCGCTCGGGCGTTTCAGGATCATCTGCAGCAAACGTGCCGTCAGGGTTAATGGCCTGCACCACCGTCCACTCCTGCCCGCTGCCATCAATCCATGTCTGACCGACAGTGAGTGCCGCAGGCCGCTCAGGCGGCGGCGCCCAGCCATACGGTGTCCCGTCCTGATTGAACTGCGGGTCAACCGCACCGACGAAGTACGGCCCAACTTTGTAGATCTCGGCACGCTGGCGGATGATTTCCACCACGCTCGCCTTGAAATACTCCTCAGGCGTTGCCGCAGGCACCTTGCCCTGCACCAGACTGAACTCTGCCACCAGGGCCGGAAGCAGATAATCGGGAATCTCGACAGTGAATGAAGCCATGGGTGGTGATCTCCTCAGTTAGTAGTGGCTTTTACTACTGCAAAAGCGATCACAACCGCTTCGCTCAGAGCCCCAGCAGTCACGTTCCGCACGGTGATCGTGGCCGAACCAGCAGCCGCTCGGGCACCGAACATGTACGCCCCGGTCGTGCCGCCTGAAACGTGGTTGATGATGATCAGGTCGGTCGCCGTGATCTGGCTGTTGGTGAGCGTGAACGACACCGCCGTGTTGGCTGTCAGCTCAGCCGCATTCATCGTTACCTGCCCGCAGCGGGTGTCCAGCGTCACCCCAGTGCTCTTGCTGGTAGCCTGGGTCTGCGTGCCTCCAGCGCCGATCCCGTAGCCGAATGGCAGCGTGAACCGGGTGCCAGTCGTGGCATTGAAGATAGTGTCAGTGCCAGCAAGAGCACCGTTCAGGTTGTAGAGAACCTGCCCAGTAGAGCCGCCCACCAAGGCCACAGTCCCCGTCTGATCGGGGAATGAGATGACGTTGTTCTTGGTCGGCGTTACTTGCTGAATTGTTGTAGTAAAGCCGCCGCCGTCATCAAGTTTGATGTCACCCGGAACCTGCAATTCACCAGTAATCCAGCGAAAACTGGAAACAGCACCGAAGGCGCCATCCAGGTTTAGCTGAATGTCGCCACTACTGCCAGCAGGGTTGCCGCCGCCAGCCGCATCCAGGGTTCCAGTAAATGGGTTGAACTTATATTGCATAAAAATCAGCTCCTAACGACCGAAATAAGGTTATTACTCCCATCATAAGAAAGAGTTAAAGTAGCAACACCGACATTATTAAAACTGTATGCAACACCAACTAAATTAGATCCCGAATATGCAAGGGATACTCTATTGTGGTTTGGAATATTTAATCCAGAAATAACCGGAACTGGATTAGAAACGGTATTAGAAACTGTTACTACCCCGACAGTTGTAGAACCACCTCCACTACCCCCAAATGAAGTAACTTGATTTCCGTCACTATCAACTACAGCAACTCCCTGAACAAGTTGTCCAGAATTTAATTTTACTGAGGATTTTTTATCAAGAAGCGACATTTTTAACGGGGTTTCTTTAGTTATTTATTAAAACTATTTAGTCAATAAATCTCTTTCCACCTCAAAGAAACACCAACATTTGTTGAATTAGAACCAATATTGGTAACTATTACAGAAAAAATCTCAGAATTGGTTGAATTATAATTCTGAGACAAGAAATTTTTCTTTGATGTGGGGCCAGATTGAATGTTAGAAGAAGTTGCGGCTGGTTTATTTACATTTTGACTGTCACCAGAAGCATATCCACTCATAAAATCCTCAAATAGAGTTGTTCCAACTCCGGTTGCAGTTTGGTTGTATTCAACAACAGATTCGGGGTGTTCAGAAATCCAGGTCCCGGTTGTACTCAAACCCACGGCACTATTAATTTTTACTACCTCATACTTTATATTTGATCCAACACTAAAAACTGAAATATCCTCTAATTTTACCGTAGCTCTATTTGGATAACCTTTAAAAGAATTTTTAAGTTTAATTGCCAGAACAGGAACTGTTGATCCAACACCAACAGATCTTAAAGAAGTTGCATGAGAAAATTCTCTTCCAGCCTCTGTATAACCACCCTCACTCATCACAGTAGAGCAAATTTGGATAAAAGACCCCCCAGCACCAACTTGAGTTCCAGTGTTTCTAATTTCACATCTTACTGGGAGATTGGGATTTGACATGTAAACGGTATCAACATTATTAGAATTATAAAATTCATGTGCAACAATATTCTTACCATCAAGACTAAATCCACAACGAACTCTACCAACACCAAGCCATTCAAAATCGGTAAAGAAAAGTTGAGTTTTTGTAATGTCTAAATCAAATCCAGAGACGCCACTTCCATCAAGTTGATCTTTGTTCCATTGAGATTGTGGAATTCTTCTTTCCGAATTACCAATACCGGCATTAACAAAAGAACGAATTACAAAATTAAGATTTCCATTTTGATCCTGTTCAAAATAAATTCCGTCCCTATCATCAAAATAACCGGTCCTCTTGATTACATTTTGTTGAGGTTGTCCAAAGTTAAAAGAGGAGTAAATCAATTGAGATTTACCTGGCATATAATGATGATATCTTTTTGTCTGATGAATTGTATAACCATTAGTAGAAATACCAGATTGAAGATTCGCGGCTGCCTGGTTGACGTTAAAAGTCAATGTGGCGCCGATTCCAGAATAAACATCAATAAAATCTGGATCAATTGAATAAAGATGTTTATAATCACCTAGGGTAAATGGCTCAGAAACTCTTGCCCTACCAAAAGCATCATCTTGAGGTTTATATGGTTCATAAAGGTGTGACATTTAGATGACTCTCCAAGAATTATTTCTCCAAATGAAGGTAAGAGATCCAAAATTATAAGCAAGAATTGCCTGATCTCTTCCATCAATTAAATCTGAACTTGATGGTAAAATAGTGATGTATCGATTGGTTCCTTTGGATGCTTCTCCTAACTCGTCCTTTACAACAAAAATCTTCCCCTCTCTTTCGGCTTTAGGAAGTACAATTGTTACTGCACCTGAGAAATTTACTCCAATATAATAGTCTTGTGGAACTATTTGATAAAAAGAAGAAGTTACGGATGTCATTGGAACATCCATAAAAGTCAGATTAGTTTCACCACCTCCACCTAGGGTAGAGAGCTGTTGTTGAACCCGATCAATAAAGATCTTATAGTGCTTTTGGAATTCTTCTAGAGTAAGAAAGTTTTGATTAAGAGGAGTTAACGGATCAGAATTATTTGTTTTAATTGGTTCCGCAAGAAGCCCCAGGGATTTTTGAATGAGAGTTGGTTGACCAAAAGATGTCTCTTCTTTTTTCTTCTTTTTTGGTCTAGATTTCTGTTCGATTAGGGGTTTAACAAAAGATTCTTCAAAGGAATTGGATATTAATTCATCCAATTCCTCCTTGGCCTTTCTTTTTTCTTCAGATACTAGTTTAAAGAAATCTGAAAGATCACTCATTTACGTTAAACATACTAGCAGCAACTTCTGGCCGGTATTCATCAATTTTTTCTACTGCCTTGACAGAAAGAATATTTTTGATTGCATCGCTGATAGCAGAAGGAGATTCATCCTCAATAATGGCATTAATTAGTTCTTCCATGGTTGTTTATAATGAACTGCTACTATTTAGATGTCGCCACCTTTTGGCATTTCTACTGCCTTTGTTTTGACTTCTGGTTCTGTTGGAACCTTACCCATATCACCTTCAATTTCCTCTGGTGGTGGTTCTGCGAGAGGCTGCCCGGTTTCTGGATCAATAGGAATAGAAGGATCTGGGATAACTCCGGTCTCAATTTCCTTTTGAATCAGAGCATCTTGTTCAACAATTTCTTCATCAGTCTGTCTAAGAACTTTCCTTCTAACATAATCCTGGGAATAAAATCTTCCAATATAAGGCTCGGCCATTGAGACCATATTCAGTCTTTCGGTGAGAAGCTCAGATTCTTTGAGTTCTGCAAAATGATTATCATAAAGGAAATCAAATTGAATATGCTCACTCATCTCGGCCCAATCTTCTGGAGTAATAATATTCTTAAGAATCAATTGAGTTCTTAGGAGGTCCACAAACAACCTAGAGAATCGTTTTCTAAGTCTCCCCACAAACTTTGAAAACTTAACTTCGTCTCTGAGAATTTCTGAAGACCTACCTAGGTTAAAACCACTTTCACCATCAATTCTTGAGGACGGAACATTCAATGACTTATAAAGTTTTCTCTGGAAATAATTAAGGTCAGTTAGTTCTCCAAGATTCTGTGATCCAGGGAGAGTAGTTACCTCAGTTCCTCTTCCACCTTCTCGTCTTGGAAGCCAATAATCATCCATAAGACTCTGGAATCTTCTGTCGTTTGAAACTTCTCCGGTTTCAATATTATAATTCATCTTATTTCGGTATCTCATCATTGTTTCTCTGAGATACTGCTCGGCCTTGACTTTGGGCATATTACCCACATCAATATAGAAAATTCTTCTCTCGGTCCCTCTAACCATTCGATAAATTACAATACTATCCTCAATCATTCTAAGTTGATTAAGAGATTTAATTGCCTTATTGAGATAAGAAAGAGTAATATTTTTATTGCGATCAATCAGACCAGAAGTACAAAAAGTTACACTATCTTTGGCTAGTTTAATTTCACCATCATTATCATTTCTTGCTGAAGAAATATTGGTTCCAGAATTTGGATAAGATGGTCTTGGACTATAAAGAAAATATTCCTCCATTTCGGGGAACTTATAAGTCATTGGATCACTATTTCTAGGATCGTGCTGAAGAATTCTATTATTACTCTTATCTTGCTTGGCCTTTCGGATATACCTCATCTTCAGGCTGTCAATATACCGAAGTTCTTGAATTCCTAGTTCTGGTTTTTTAAGATCAATAACCTTATGGTAATAAAGTCTACCATCAACATACCAATTTCTATAAATCTCATGACATTTTTTATCAAAATCAAGAAGTTTTAGAACGTGTTTAAATTCCTCTCTGATTTTTGTCTTAATACCATCACTAGCATTTAGATTAGACAATTCAATCTGAACCGGACTGTCATAAGTATCAGAAACAATTGCCTCATTTACAATATCTTCAATGGCCTCGTCCACCTCTGGGTGAAGTGCCATTTCTCGATAACGTTTGATTAATTCAAATTCGTTTCTATAAACACCCTCAATATCAACATAAGAGCCAAAAAACCCAGACGTTAGATAATAATCTGCCCCGTCCTCGGCATTTTGAGGAACGGGGGAGATTGTACTTGGGGTTAATTCGGTGCGATCATTAATTGAGAAACCAAATAACTTTGCCATAATTTAAATTTTAAGATCACCCTATTTAGGTTACTTAATTGGCCTGTTTGCCTGATCTGCTGGACTACCGGCTTCCCACCAGTTTACTTGGAAATCGACAGTAAACCGCTCGATTTCATTGTTGGTTCCATAAGATAGATCAATTGCTGATACATTGGAAGGCCAAATATCATACATTTTATAGGTTCTTAGTGGAGTAAGAGAACTATTATTTTGGGCAGTACTAGCAGTATCAGAAAAACTAGTAGAACCCCGACCAAGTTGATGGACCAAGGCATCAACCATATAAGCATTTGGTGAAGTAGCACCAGTTGCATTTTCAAGTTTGTTGATTAGATTAGCCCAGAGTTCAAATGCAGAACGGAGCCTGAAGTCCTCATCGTTGATTACGGTTACTGACCAGATATCAATAGTACGGTCTCCGGCCACTTTCATAATACGACCCCTGAAAGGAATATTGATTGGATCAATATTTGATGCTGGCATTGAGGTTGCATCACAAAGAAATTTAAAGGATGTTTTTTCCTCTGTTCCCCAAATACCACTAAGGGAATTTGGAAAACTTGGAATTTCAACCTCAAACAGATTAGGGCGAGCACCACCACCTTTTAGGGCTGATTTAAAACCGTTGATTGTGCGTAAAGTAGACATTTTAGAAAATCCTCCTTAAGTTAATGGGTTTATAATTAAACTCGTCCAGTCACTTCTTCAAAGCTAACCCCAGTTCTAGTAGCAACGAATGTAAGAGTTACATAGTTGATAGACTTGGTGGGCTTTAGGAAAATGTCTGCTCTAAATTCATTATTATCAATAACATCTGGAGTGTTATTAGTTTCGTCACAGATCACCCGGAAATCAATCAGACCTCGTTTTGCCTGAACATCCCTTAGATAGGGCTCAACAATATTGATAAAGTTTGCTCTGGTAATGGCATCATTCAGCTCAAAGAGTTGAGCCTGAGCAGTTCTTTCAAGAGCCTTTTCAACAGTAAGGAATAGCTTTCTGACATTGATACGATCAAATGCTGAGGCAAATCCAAGAGCAGTTCTGTCACCAAACAGAAGAGCCCCGATACCAGGCTGGTTTACAATGGAATTGATCCGTAGAGGATACAAACGATCTCTCTGGGCCTTGTTTGGATTGTAGGCCAGTTTGATAGCATTGTTTAGGATACCTCTTTGCTGACCAGCAGGAGAGAACCAAGGATAAAGTTCAATCGCGGTTCTTACCATTAGACCTGCAACGTCAGCATTGCAAGGAATGTAACGGAACTTGTTATTGAAACGATCAAAGGTGTACTTATAACCGCTATCAAAAACAGCATAGGAAGAAGAACTCAATGGGGAGAAGAACTCAATAATCTCATCGGTTTGCTGATTTGAGTCACTGATGTCTACTACATCGCCCCGATGAGGAGAAATCACTGCAATACAATCCTTACGATTATTCGCAATTGAAATCAGTTCTTGGGCCTTTGCCTGTGATTCAAATTTATTACCAAGACCAGGACCCATAATTAGATAATCAACCTCAATTTCATCTCGGTTAGAGAAGAGGCGATATGCACTAACAAGACCACCCAGAGTTGCGGTGTAGCCATCAGTTGGTGTGTAGTTCTTACCACCAGAGAGATTGTAAGTAACGTTTCCTAGGGCGCTGAAGGTCTTGTCTTGGGCAGGAAGATTCCATTGACCCTGTGAAGTGGAAAGACCAGTAAAACCAGAGGCAAATCCAGTTTGTACTACTACTTCATTTGGATTAGAATTGTCTGAAGGGTTATCGCCAGCATAAACATAATTGGAGAACTGGGCGATGTAAATCTTCCAGAAATTCTTCTGCGCAGGATTTACTGCAGAAATTGCATCAGATGCCTTGGAGAGGAACAGATGCTTCTCTATCAGATTACCTTGAATTCCGGTTACGCTACCGCTATCGTCAACAATGGCAACATGAATGGAATCATTTTTGGCACTACGCTCTAGGGCAAACTGAGTAGTGGTTGGTTTAGGAGCAATAGAACTCCATAGAATTCGGCTATTATCCAGCTCAAGGAATTGCTCATCATACCAGTCTTTTACTGAACTAGCAGCAAGAGTATGAGTAGTGGTAGCAGAACCTGAGCTGTTTACAACTGAAATGGTATTGCCAGCCAGAATAGAAGCCGCCTGATTTCTTTGCTGATAAGTTACTGGGATATCTACAGTAGTACCAGAGGCAACAACCGAGGTGATTTTTACGTCAAGAGTGGAAGCCCCAACTCCGGTAATAATACCCTTCAGGTGGCCATTAAAGAGGCTAGTTGACCCGGCTCCGGCAATGACCTGATTAGTAAGAGCAACTGTTACACCAAAACCAACTGATGCGGCAGATCTGGTAGAAGAGTTTACAGTCAGAATTTGGTCAGCTTTGTCATCAATCACACAAACTTTTAGGCCATTTGCCCAAGTACCAGGAGTCTTGGCAGCAAAGACGTAGTTGGCCAGATCATCATCATAATTTAGTTCATAATCATCAAAGTTTTTGATTTTTAGAGTCGGTTCTCCGGCAGTAGAAACACCAGCAGCATTGCGAATTGCATTCGCAGTAACCAGATTGTCGTCATCAACTCTGGCTACTTTAAGAATACCGCCATAAGATAGATAAGAGGATGCTGAAATCCAATATTCATATTGAGAGTCTTCATTTTTTGGTTTACCAAAAACGTTGATAAGTTCCTGTTCTGTGGTGATGTCTACTGCTTCTTCGACAGGACCAATTGGAAAAGGTCCAGCAATAGCGCCAATATTATCTAAAATATTGTCAACACGACCTACTGTGAGATCAACTTCCCTAATTAGAACCCCAGGAGATAATTGAGGTGTAGCCATTTGTACTCCCTTTATATACTTGCTATTAATTATTTAGAAAAAAGGAGAGCTTAATAACTATAATCCCACAAAGAAACAAGTTCATCCGGAGAAACTACATTCCAGAGTAAATCTTTTTCAACAAAGGTCTCGGGCTCTATTCCGGTTTCTATAAAACCTATTGGTAAAATACTGTCATCTTCTTCACGCTCTTCATTTTCTTTAAATAATCTTTTTCTTATATCGTCATCAGTGATTTCTCGGAAGTATTCTTGGGTGGAAGCCCAGGAAAAAGTAACAAGACAATCAACCAAGTCGTCATTTTTCCCTTCTTCGGCCTTAAAGGTATTTGATTTTTGGACAAAGGTGAAGAGTTCGCTGATCGTGTCATAATCTTCAATGATTAATTTATCTGATTCAAGTAACATTTTTAAATTGAGAGATCCGATTTTCTTCACATTAGCGGACATTTTTACACCATAATCAACTCTGTCTCCACCAAATCCCTGCCCCAAAACCTGTCCCTTTCTTCCTTTAATAAAACAAGTCAATAGATTTGGATACTCAAGATCATAATGAAGTCCAGTTGCGATCTGATCACCCACATCATTTGTTTCACAAAGTACAAATGCCTTATTATAATGTAAACCAGCATCTTTAATGATATATGGAAACATAATTGGTTTAATTTGATTGTCTCTATATTTTGCTACTAATTTATAAGACATTTTCGTTATGTCAATAACTGTAAATACAGAATAATCAAGATCAACTCCTCTTGCTACGTCAACATTAATCATATATTGATGGCCTTCTATGGGATCTTCATAAATATCCAGACCTTTTTTAGATCTTATTGGGGATTTATGAGTCATTGATGACAGTTTTGATGCTGAAACCAGGGTATTTGATGATCCCAGGAAAGAACATGAAAATTCTTGATCAAAGGCTCTTGCCCCTACTTCTCCACCACCCAAGTTTGCGATGGTTTTTATTTTCCATTTTTCATCTCTCCCAGGAACATCATTCCAATTAATTTCAAGAGGAACATAATCGTTTAATTTTTTTATTGCCTCATCCCACATTTTATAGAAATAATTTAATCCCTGGGGAGTGCTGCATATGATAACTTTAGTTTCTTTACCAGAAGAAATAGTAGGATACACGGAATTCATAAAATTGACAGCTATATTATTTGGAACGAAAGCAAATTCGTCTAGAAAAATAATATTATAAGAACCACCACGAACCGATGATGCTGAGGTAGAGGCTGTGATGATCTTAGAACCATTATCTAATTCCAATGATGTTTTATTCCAGGACTTAACTCCAGGTTGCATCCAGTTTGGTAAATTTTCAAATGATACTTGAAGCCTAGAGAGAATATCCTTTGCTGATGATGCTTTGTTTGCAAGAATGGCTATGGATACTTTTTCATTAAAAATAGCATAATGAAGTAGGAAAGAAACGCTAGTAGTGCTTTTCCCAGAATTAATAGTTGGAATAAAATTCTTTCCACATAAAAAAGAGTGATCTTTATTTTCTACTTCAATACAGGAAACACTAGTTGGTTTAACTTCTTTTATTGATTTTAATTCAATAATTTCATTCCAATTATTTACTAATGTATTAAATTTTGTTCTTTGTAGAGTGATTTTTTCTTTAATACAAGAAATCTGCTCAGCAGTTAATACAATTGGTTTTTCATTTATATAAACTCGCCAGAAATGATCCTTGTCACAAACAATATCTTCCTCAAAATGTTGACCTTTAAAGGATAATTTATAGCACTTTTCTGTGTTTTTATAACTTACTTTGTTTAATACTTTTGTTTTATTTCCACTTAGATCATAAACAACATCCCCTATTTTTAGGTCCTTAATTTTGGTATAACCATTTGGTGTTGGAATTGGGGTATTATTTTCTAATGGTTGTCTAGGTAGTTTACAA